TGTATCGAACTCTAGAAGCGTTACAAAAGGAGATGAGTTATGCAGGACGCTACCGTCCAATCGATCCCACAGACGAGCCCGAGCGTGGCACCCAGCCAGTACGCCGCACCCGCCCCGCAGCAGGCTCCTCAGGGACCGGTGAATTACCAAGTCGGAACGCAATATCCGCAAGCAGTACCCGCCCCAGCTCAGGCGGCTACCAGTTACCAATCCAGCCCTACTCAGTACGCCCCCCAATCCCCATCGGAGAGCAACAGCCCCTGGGAATCGGCGTTCAACAAGGTGGTGGGGCTCCTGAGCAGTCCAGTCCAATCCCCATTCCAGGCAGCACCCTCGGCACCGGCAACGTACAGTCCAGCCAATTACGGAGTCAGCAACCCAGGTACGCCGAGTTGGGCGACGCAGACCTCGCAAGCCAACCCGACATTCTCGCCCAGCTCTTCCCAAACCTCCTCGCCGGAGCACTTGGCACAGGTCGCGGACTCGCTGAATCTGAGTCCAGAAAGCCGCCAAGTGGTAGAAGCGTACGGGGTAGAGGCCCCAGCGGTACTAAACCAGTACGCCCTCCAGCTGGAAGGGATGGTAGACAGCGCCCTGGCATGGGGCCAAAAGGCAAACGAGGTTCTAACTAATTGGGCTGCGTTTGGTGTTAACGAGCACGTTGAAAGCACTGCAAAAAGCATGCTTTTAAATCGTTACGCTCAGTTTGCAGTTAACGAGCACAGTGAAAATCTTGCTTATAACGAGATTTTAACTAATCCTGATACCCTCAGCGATTACACTTTAAAATTCTTCGGCCCTGAAGGTCCTTGCCCTGTGTACGAAAACGAGGGTGAATTAGAAACTCCTGGTTATCGTACAGCTCCTGTGAATACTGGAGCAACGGCGCAGTTCCCTGCTCCTCCTGCAGCTGCACAAACTGCTCCTCAACAGCCCCAGAATTTCTGGAATAGCTTTAGTGAGCAAATGAACAGAGATCCTCAGCAAGCCTGGAAGATCCTTAATCAAGCTCAGCCTAATACTGTTGCTAACAAATTGTTTGTAATGGAGTGAGGTTATGCGCGGCCTACTTAAATATGGTATTCCAGCTGCTGCAGGTATAGGTACAGCAGGTTACGCTTTAATGCAAGGCGAAGATCCTGGTTCTGCGCTTTTAGCAGGTGCAGCTGGTACATTAGGTGGCGCAGCTGGTTTACTTGGAGCTAGAAAACTTGCTGGTAAATTTGCTCCTGCTCTACAAGATGCAAGAGAAAATGCAACTGAAAGAATTCTTCAAGGCGGAATAAGACTTGAAGACATGGTTGGAAATTTACCAGCAACTAGACAAAAAGGCATTAGAGCAACAACTGGCAGGGCATTAGCTAATCAAGCAGCTAATGTTGCTGATCAAATTGCTCAAATGAATTTAGGTGAAAGAGCAGTTGGCAAAGGTATTGCAGGCATGGCAGTTCCGGCATCAGCACTTGTTGCTGGCTTAGGAGGTGTCGCTGCAGGTGCCATTCCAGATTCCTTAGGTGTACCTGGATTCCAACAGTCTATTGATCCTGAAAATTACGGTTCAAGTAACACCAGGGGTGCAAGAGCTGCCCAAACAACGCTAGGCTATTACTAAAATTAATGCCTGGTAAAATTTCAATAGATATAGACACAACGGTCTTAATCTTTTGATCAATTACACACACTGAGACACTGGAGGATAAACTAAAGTGTTCATCGATAACGATTTTCCCAAAATTTTGGGTGCGGAGCTATATCGTCCTCACCCGGCTTATATCTGTGAAATGGCCGTTGAGCCGGTTGTGGTTCACGACTTCTCACGTCAACCCGGTCAAACCGTTCAATTAGATCGCTACAAGTTCTGGGGTGCTCCCGGCACTAAAGATAGCCGTGAGCGTATTGCTGACCAAACTATTGGTACTGCTAATAGCCGTAACATTACCAAAGAGAAAGTCCTGGTTGTGCTGAAAGAGTACACCGGTCCTGCAGATCCGGGTGATCCTACTCAGCCTTCGACTTTCAAAATTGCTCGCGAAACTCTGATTACCGCTCAGCGTCTGCTGCTGGACACTGGTAATCTTAATATGTTCCACCAGTCCATCGGTTCTCTGACACTGCTGGATGATTATCGTCGTTGGCGTGATCGCGTCTTCATCGACGAACTGGCCAAAGCCGAAGCCAATGGTGCTGCTTCAACCAGCCAAGGCGGTTACTATTTTGCTGGCGGCAAAACTAAAGATTCTTCCGGTCGTGTTTCTTACACTGGCATTGAGTATGCTGCTCAAACTCAGCAGTTCTCTGTGCGCACTGACCTGCTGAATGTTGTCAAGGATCTGCGTAAGCGCAACGTTCCTACCTTCTCTGATGGTATGTATCGTTGCATCTGCGATCCCGTGTTTATGCTGCACCTGCGTCGCGATCCTGACTTCCGTGAGATTGCTCGTTATGCAGGCAATCCTGGTCAAGGCATGTATATGGGCGGCAACCCCATGATGCCTAACAACTCCAGCTTCTACATGGGTCCCCAAGCTGGCCAAGGTTATTTCCTGGCTGGCGAACCTGTGATGCCTACTGGTGTCCAGTTTGAAGGTGTTAAATTCTTCGAGTCTACCAACTTCCCGACTAAGAATATCACTGCTTCCTTCGATGATGGTGGTACATATTCTTCCCAAGAAGTTGCCCAAGGTTTCTTCTTCGGTCCTCAATCTGTTGGCGTTGGCGTTGGCGGTCCTAATGCTCAGGTTCTCATCAACAATAACGATGACTTTAGCCGTTTCATCATCCTGATCTGGCAACTTTACGCTGGTTTTGAAATTCTGAATAAAGATTTCGTTACCACTGGCTTCAGCTTTGTGGCTGATGACGGCGTACTTTGATTTTTAGTAAACCTTATATAGGAGACCATAAATGAGCTACCTGTCCACTAAAAGAATTTACCCTGGTAACTGGGTAGAAGCACTCAACGGTTGGTATAAAAACATTGATACCAACGATGACGGCACCAACAACGCTTCCAAGGGCGGCCCTACTTCGGTTTTAGCTACCCCTGGTTATCGTTACTATCAACAAAGAGGCTATGTTGAAGTAGCTGTTGCTTCAGGCAACGCTATTGCAACTGGCAATGTAATCGTTCCTTCTCCTTATAGAAACGACGATACTCGTCCTGATATCACCGGTATGGTGATTTCTGGCAGCAGCACTCAACCTGCTTACGTTTACCGCACTGCAATTTCCGTAGCCCAAGGCTGGAATGATGGCCGTGTTTCTTCAGGTGTGTATGCAGCTACTGGTAACGTTATTTCTTTTGGTCGTGATTCCAGTGGTCCTACTGCTGCCTCTGGGGTTGGCGAAGGTGTGATTCAAGCTAACCTGACCTCCACTGTTTCTGGCGATGCTGCCACGAAGATCTTCTTCTCTGGTACTTCCCAAGCCTTCGGTACTAATCCTTTCCTGACCGCAACCGGTGCAACTGGTGTGGCCCCTGGCAAGGTTCATTACGAAGCAACTGATGCGACCACTATGAAAGTGTTTGCAAAAGGCACTGCCAATGCAACTACTACCTCGGGTGGTTTCTACATCTCTGATGCTGATTACAACGCAGGTTTAAAAGGTTATCTGCTTGTAGAAATCTGCTACATTGTTCCTGACAATGCACCGGATTACTCTGATCTTGAAGAATATTTAGCCAACCGAGTTGTGTCCTGAAGTTAATTTGTTAGGTTAGAATATGGACCAGAACAAATCATTCTGGGTTCATGCTCTATCAAAATATTAAAACAGGCGCTCGGGTTAGAGTTATTAGTGAGTTAGATGAAGGCGATTGGTTCCTGGTCGAAGATCAGGACGGTCGCCTTTCTCACGTTTATAAAACAGAATTAAAAGCAGATGAACCTGCAACAAAAAAAGTCAAAACGTTGCAAGTAAAAGATAAAGCTTCAAAAGAAGAGCCAAGAAATTTTCCACCTGATGTACGTTTAAACATTAATGGCGCAACCGCTCAAATGATTGCAGACCATATTAAAGGTATTGGTATTAAAACAGCAAAAGAAATTAAAGACTTGCAAATGAGTTTACAAGGAGAAAAATTCACAACTCTTGAACAATTAAAGCAAGTAAAACGAGTGGATTGGGAAGCTGTTTTTGCTGCTGATTTAGTAAGAGTATAATAATAAAACGGATGTCAGGAACTAGTGGAGTTATCAGATTTCGATAAAAGTAGAGTAAGGTATCATTTAGGGTATTTTACTGTTTCTGTTCCAGCGGGCGATTATGCTCGCTTGGAAGAAGCAATGAACACTATTCCTGATTCATTCTTTTACGATAAGATCACAATACAAATTAGTCGTTGTGATACAGCGGAGAAAAAGACAGAAGTTGCAACTTCACCATCAACAAGAATTGAAAGCATTCTAGGTGACGTTGACAGGACGATTAGATCTAGCAATGCCAAGGAAGCTTTAAAAGTTTGGGATGAAATTTATTTATATGAAACAAATCGTTTAGCACAAATTCTTTATGTACCAAACTACAAAGATCCTTTTCAGGCACGGTATAGATTTGATCGCTCTGGTGCTGAATTTATTCAAGCGTTACCCGGACCAGCTGATACTGCTGTTGGTTCTCGTTTGTACTTAAGAGACAATTTACGTTGAGGTTACCCACCAATGCCTTATCAAGATTATCGATTTCTTACAGATGCTTTTGCAAGATTAGGAATTAAACCTCCTGCAGGGTTTAATCCTGGTCAGATGTCAACCAGTGCCACTGGTGCTCTTAGCGATATCGTTAGTGATCCCAGTGGAAGAGCATCATTAGATCGTGCAAGAGCACAAGGGGTTCTCAATATCGATGCAGCAAGACAAAGAGGAGTTGGACCAGCAAATCCTATCAATCGTTTAGGTAGTGGTGTCACGGCACCAACTATCGGAAATCCTACATCTCGTAATATTATTCCACCAACTATTACAGGTCCGGCTCCAACATCAGGTCCTTATGTTAGAGATCCTGCCTTAACAAGGCAATTCATGAAAGGTGGGCTACCAAGAAATGTACCTGTAAGAGGTGGCGGAGGTTTTCTGGGTGGACCTATGGCTTTAATGGGCGGAGCTGTAGGAACAGGACTTACACTTGGACCAATTATAGGGGAACGTGCAGTTGCTTTAGGAAAATATCTTCGTACACCTCAAGGCGAACAACTTAAAGAAAACTTTGCAAATCCAATTGGATTTTTACAACGACAATATGAAAACATGGTTAGTCCTCCTGTTCGTTTAGAACAAGTTCAACCAACTATGCCCCAAGGTATAACACTTGAACAAACAGCTAATGCTGTATTTGGCCAACAATTACAAGATGCAGTAGATCCTGTTTCTCCTGTATTAGATCCTGTTCCTGTTGTTCCTGCTTTAACTACAGAAACTCCTAACCTTTTACAAAATCAAGCACCAATAGTTGTTACTACTCCTCAAATCCCTGGTCAAAATATAGGTAATATGGCAGGTACTGACTTATATAATGTAGCAAGACAAGCAGCTGCACAACAAGGAACACAACAAGATCTAAATAGAGTAACTGATTTAGGTTTAGCACAATGGAGAGCTAATTTCCCTGGGCTTGCAGGTTCTCCATTGTCTCCAGAAGCATTACAAAGAGATGCTCAACAAGAAGAATTAGCAATCAAATCTCAAGATTTTATGCAAAAATATAAAAAACTCATGGAGGCAAATAAATAATGAACCAAGATAAATACATTAGTTTTATTCAATCCCCAAGAGGACGAGCCCTTTTAAATACAATTCGTCATGCAGAAGGCACGGGAGGTGATAAAGGCTATCAAACTATATTTGGATATGATTATTTCGATGACTTTAGTAAACACCCAGATGTTGTAAATCGTTCAGGTGGTTATGCTAGTGCTGCTGCAGGAGCATATCAATTCATGCCTAATACATGGGGCATGGCACAAAAAGCATTAAATTTAAGTGATTTTGGTCCAAGAAATCAAGATATTGCAGCAAGTTATTTAATTGATAGAAGATATCCTATTAGCAAAATAATGGAAGGAGCATCTTTACAAGATGTTCTTCCTGCTCTTGCTCCTGAATGGGCTTCTTTGCCAACAAAAGAAGGCAAAAGTTTTTATAATCAACCTGTTAAATCCTTAAAAGAATTACAAAAAGTATATGATACGGAATTAGGAAATCCTGAAACAATTGTTTTTCCAAGTA